TGCATTTGCATAGTGCAATCTCCCCTTACTTATCCGGAGGCAATTGCAATATCTCTGTGAACTTACACAGGAGAAGCAGGCTATGAAGCAGCAAAAGGCGATGTTAATCGCCCTGATCGTCATCTGTTTAACCGTCATAGTGACGGCACTGGTAACGAGGAAAGACCTCTGCGAGGTACGAATCCGAACCGGCCAGACGGAGGTCGCTGTCTTCACAGCTTACGAACCTGAGGAGTAAGAGACCAGGCGGGGGAGAAATCCCTCGCCACCGCTGATGTGTCAGGCATCCTCAACGCACCCGCACTTAACCCGCTTCGGCGGGTTTTGTTTTTTCTGGTCGTTCTGGTTTACAATCCATCCGTCAGCCTGAACAACTGGCACCTGCTGCGCCAGCAGAGAAAACAGATGGCGCACGATACCAAATTTTACAATTCGGATAACTCTGCCGCCCCTGCCAGCAGGCACGGGCGGCGTTCTCATGCATTCAAATCTGACTGGTATCAGCACGACCCCTGCACCGAAGAACAGGCTGAATGGCTGATTCAGTGTTACCGCAGGCGCGGATACGAGATTAAGAAAGCCCTCAGCCTCGACTACCGTCACTGGATAATCTCCGTCAGGCTTCCTTACTCCGAACGCCCACCGCGTCCGTCCCGCACATTCCAGCAACGGATCTGGAGGTAACGTGCGGGTATTACTTCGACCTGTTCTGGTACCGGAACTCGGGCTGGTGGCCCTTAAGCCAGGTCGTGAATCCATGCAGGTATTTCACAATACCCGGGTACTGGTGGAGCCGGAACCGAAAAGCATGCGTAATCTGCCGTCCGGGGTCGTTCCTGCCGTTCGCCATCCGCTGGTGGAAGACAAAACATTGCTGCCATTTTTCAGCGACGAACGAGTGATTCGTGCTGCTGGTGGTGCTGGTGCATTGTCTGACTGGCTGTTGCGCCATATTAAATCCTGCCAGTGGCCACACGGCGATTATCACCACAGCGAAACTGTCATTCACCGTTATGGTACCGGCGCAATGGTGTTGTGCTGGCACTGCGACAACCAGTTGCGTGACCAGACCTCCGAATCACTCGGGCAACTTGCTCACCAAAATTTGTCAGCATGGATGATTGACGTCATACGCCATGCAATGAATGGCACGCAGGAGCGGGAATTATCTCTGGGTGAATTATCCTGGTGGGCGGTCTGCAATCAGGTGGCGGATGCGCTACCAGAGGCAGCATTACGTCGTTCTCTGGGGTTACGTGCGGAAAAAATCCGCTCGGTGTACCGCGAAAGCGACATCATACCGGGAGAACAGACAGCCACCAGCATCCTGAAACAGCGCACAAAAAATCTTGCGCCGCTGCCTCACGCCCACCAGCAAAACCCGCCACAGGAAAAGACGGTGGTAAGCATTGCCGTTGATCCGGAGTCTCCGGAATCCTTCATGAAACGACCTAAACGTCGCCGCTGGGTAAATGAGAAATACACACGCTGGGTAAAGACACAGCCGTGTGCGTGTTGTGGTAAGCCAGCGGACGATCCTCATCATCTGATTGGTCATGGTCAGGGCGGAATGGGAACAAAATCCCACGATATTTTCACGCTACCGCTGTGTCGGGAGCATCACAACGAGCTTCATGCGGATCCGCTGGCGTTCGAAGAAAAGCATGGTTCCCAGGTTGATTTAATTTTTCGTTTTCTTGATCACGCCTTTGCAACCGGCGTGCTCGGGTAAAAGAGGTTACTGATGCGTATAGAGTTTGTTTTGCCTTACCCGCCGACGGTGAACACCTACTGGCGACGTCGTGGCAGCACATATTTTGTATCAAAAGCCGGTGAGCGTTATCGCCGGGATGTGGCACTTATTGTTCGCCAGCAGCGGCTGAAATTAAACCTGTCCGGAAGGCTGGCGATAAAGATTATTGCCGAGCCACCGGATAAGCGCCGCCGTGACCTGGACAATATTCTGAAAGCGCCGCTGGATGCGCTGACGCATGCGGGGGTGCTAATGGACGATGAGCAGTTTGATGAAATCAATATTGTACGTGGTCAGCCAGTATCTGGTGGACGGCTGGGTGTGAAGATTTACAAAATTGAGAGTGAGTGAGCGTAAATATGATATATCCGGAAATTACAGGCAAAAGCGGCGAACATTTACGCCTGAACACGCTGGAAGCAGTCTGGATCCAGGGGAAATTACGGATGTGGGGGCGGTGGTCGTATATCGGTGGGGGTAAATCCGGAAATATGTTTAACCGGTTACTGGTTTCGAAAAAGCTGACGAAAACAGCAGTTAATGAGGTTTTACGCAGCATGAAGAAATCCGGGCTGGAAAAACCGGAACTTGAGGCATTTTTTCGGGATATGACCAGAGGGAAGCAGAAGAGCTGGTTGTCACATTGTACAGACACAGAGGCGTTGATTATTGATCGCGTTATCAGTGAGGTGCTTGGGGAATATCCCGGGCTAATCAATATTCTCCGGCAAAGGTACGAAGGACGGGGAATGAGTAAGAGAAAAATGGCAGAATGTTTAAATCGTACTCACCCGGAATGGTGTTTCAGCACATGTGAGAAACGTATTGCAGGTTGGTTAGCCGTGGCTGAACACATGCTTTATGTACCTATGCACGATTCATTTCGATAAAAAAAGCTTGCTTTTTTACGCAGAAACAGCTTGAATTCCTGTAAGCTTCGCAAAGCTGTATCGCGAGGCGAAATGCAAGTTTTTTCGCACAAGGAAGCCACCGGAAGGTGGTTTTTTTGTGTCCGTAATATACAGCAGCGCAATAAATTCGCTGGTGGTTATTAATACCGTTCTTTCAGGTTGCTGGCTTTTTCGACAAGAGTTATTGGTGTGTCACGTTAACCGGAAAAGGGAAAAAGACATGCTGAAACAGCAGGATATGACAGAAACCGCCAGAGTGGTGTTTAATGAATTAAGCGTTACCGACCCGGCGACAGTCGGGGAGATTGCGCAGAATACTTACCTTTCACGCGAACGCTGCCAGTTAATACTGACCCAGCTGGTTATGGCGGGTCTGGCAGACTATCAGTTTGGTTGTTACAGACGCCTTCAGTCCTGAAGGCTTTTTTATTTGTGGTAAATGGGCGGCTGGTGGGTGTAAGGGGCACCCACCAGCCATCTGCTCATGCGTTGGGTTCACAAGCAAACCTCAGGCCCACTGCTTTGCGCAAAAGCAGAATGAGCCTATCAGAGACAGGCTTAATGATCCATGCTTAATACTGTAAAAATATCCAGTTGTGAGTTAATCAACGCCGACTGCCTGGAATTTATGCGGTCGTTACCCGAAAATTCTGTTGACCTGATAGTCACGGACCCGCCGTACTTCAAAGTGAAACCCGAGGGCTGGGATAACCAGTGGGCGGGTGATGAAGATTACCTGAAGTGGCTGGACCAGTGTCTTGCGCAGTTCTGGCGGGTGCTGAAACCTGCCGGAAGTCTTTACCTGTTCTGTGGCCATCGTCTGGCATCTGACACCGAAATCATGATGCGTGAGCGGTTTAACGTGCTGAACCATATCATCTGGGCAAAGCCGTCCGGACGCTGGAACGGGTGCAACAAGGAAAGCCTGCGGGCGTATTTCCCCGCCACAGAGCGCATTCTGTTCGCAGAGCATTATCAGGGGCCGTATCGTCCGAAAGATGCCGAGTATGAGGCGAAGGGTAGGGCACTGAAACAGCATGTGATGGCCCCGCTGATTGCTTACTTTCGTGATGCGCGCGCTGTCCTGGGGATAACGGCAAAACAGATTGCAGATGCCACAGGAAAGAAAAACATGGTGTCGCACTGGTTCAGTGCCGGTCAGTGGCAGCTGCCGAACGAAAGCGATTATCTGAAATTACAGGCACTGTTTGCCCGGGTGGCAGAAGAGAAGCATCAGCGGGGTGAACTGGAAAAGCCCCACCACCAGCTGGTGGATACGTATGCCTCTCTGAACCGACAGTATGCGGAGCTGCAGAGTGAATATAAGCATCTGCGGCGGTATTTTGGTGTGACGGCGCAGGTGCCGTACACGGATATGTGGACACATAAACCGGTGCAGTTCTATCCCGGGAAACATCCGTGCGAAAAACCGGCAGAAATGCTGCAGCAGATAATCAGCGCAAGCAGTCGTCCGGGTGACCTGGTTGCAGATTTTTTTATGGGCTCAGGTTCAACGGTAAAAGCGGCACTGGCGCTCGGGCGTCGTGCAATTGGCGTTGAGCTGGAGACTGAACGTTTTGAGCAGACAGTCAGGGAAGTTCAGGATTTAATCGTTTGAAACGGATGAGATTGCAGAATTAATTTCGCACCATTATTATTCTGGTCCCGGCCCTTTAGCTCAGTGGTGAGAGCGAGCGACTCATAATCGCCAGGTCGCTGGTTCAAATCCAGCAAGGGCCACCATCACATACCGCCATTAGCTTATCAGGAAGAGCAGACGACACCATAACAGGGTTGTTGGTGCGGGGGCGGGTCCCCGATGGCGGTCCATTATCGGTATTCTGCGTTGTTAGCTCAGCCGGACAGAGCAATTGCCTTCTAAGCAATCGGTCAGTGGTTCGACTCCACTACAACGCGCCACACTTATTTTCCAGGCTCGCTTCGGCGGGCCTTTTTTGTATCTGCGCCACGCCCGGTGCATATCAACCACAGAGCCTTTCGGGGGTGAGCTTACGGAGTGGTCAGTGTGACTTTCTCTGTGGGCAGATCGCTCCCGGGCGTTGGCTCACCCACCCAAAGGAACGTCACGATGTTTGGTATTTTTGGTAAAAAAAGCCCGCAGAGCGGCAACGGAAATTAAAAAGTTTGAAAAACGCGATCTGGCACAGGTGGTGATTAACGCCGCATACCTGGTGGCCTGTGCAGATGGTGAATGTGAGGCTTCCTAGAAAGCGAAGATCGAACAGGTACTGCGTAATCAGCCTGCGCTGTCCGCGTTTACGTCAGAAATTAATGCGATTAGCGCAACCATTATCGGTCAGCTGGATACGAACTTTAAAATTGGTCGTCGTGCGGCGTTACGTGAGATCGAGGATGTGAAACACGATACGCGTGAAGCGGAAGATGTGCTGGATGTGGCGGTGGCCATTGCGGAGGCAGACGGCGAAATTGAGCCGGAAGAGCGCAAGGTGCTGGAAGAGATTGCCGGTGTTCTGGGTCTTCGTCTGGAGAATCACCTGTGACGGTAAAACTGCGCCTGACTGTGGCTGCACTCCTGCTGTTTCTGGTGGTGATGGTGGATTTCACCAGCAGAATCATGTCGGTGCTGGCGGATGGGGTGCTGGTCTGCGGCATTGTGGTATTGCTGTGGCCGGTGATAAAAAGAAACAGCCTGCATAATGCTTGATTTTTTTGTTTGCTGTTTATTAAAAACACTTCTGCATGGTGAATCCCCCTGTGCGGAGGGGCAATCAGCGAGTAGGTATATGGGATAATCGCGGATTCAGGTGCTGGTACTGAATTCACCGGGAGGCACCCGGCACCATGCTTTGCCACAAAAGTGTTATTTCTGTTTTTCTCAAACTATCATCGTTATCCCTTTATTTCCGGCTGCGCATGGCGCGGCCTTTTTTTTACGACCAGCCACTGGCAGATGGTCATCCTGTGATTTGATTCCGGTTCCGGCTTTTTAACTCTGTTCCTGTACACGGGAGAAATTCGATGTCGATTAAACATTATGATGTTGTCAGGGCGGCGTCGCCGTCAGACCTTGCGGAAAAGCTGACACACAAACTGAAAGAGGGCTGGCAGCCGTTTGGTAGTCCGGTGGCCATAACCCCTTATACCCTGATGCAGGCGATTGCAGCAGAAGGTGATGTGGTGGTCAGTGGTGCAACTGAGCCGGATTGGTACTACGTCATCGTACTGGCCGGGCAGTCCAATGCAATGGCTTACGGGGAAGGGCTTCCGCTTCCGGATTCATACGATGCTCCGGATCCGCGCATTAAACAGCTGGCGCGCCGCAGTACAGTTACGCCGGGTGGGGCTGCCTGCAGATATAACGATATTATTCCGGCCGACCACTGCCTGCATGATGTGCAGGATATGAGTACGCTGAATCATCCGAAGGCAGACCTGAGCAAAGGGCAGTACGGCTGTGTCGGCCAGGGCTTACATATTGCCAAAAAACTGCTTCCGTATATCCCGAATAACGCGGGGATCCTGCTGGTACCATGCTGTCGTGGTGGTTCTGCATTCACCTAGGGCGCTGAGGGGACATTCAGTGCGGACACGGGGGCCAGCCAGGATTCGGCACGCTGGGGTGTGGGTAAACCGTTATATCAGGACCTGATTGCGCGCACTAAAGCTGCATTACAGAAGAACCCGAAAAATGTGTTGCTGGCGGTGTGCTGGATGCAGGGAGAGTTTGACATGAGCGCCGCCACCCACGCACAGCAACCTGCGCTGTTTACAGCCATGCTGACACAGTTTCGTGCTGACCTCTCCGTGTTTAACGCGCAGTGCCATGGTGGCAGTGCTGCAGATGTGCCGTGGATTTGTGGTGACACGACGTATTACTGGAAAAATACATACGCTACCCAGTACGACACCGTGTACGGCGGGTATAAAAACAGGGAGAGTGAGGGCGTTTATTTTGTGCCCTTCATGACAGATGGTAACGGCGTCAATACCGCCACTAACGCGCCGGCAGAAGATCCGGATATTCCGGCATCAGGATATTACGGTGCGGCATCGAGAACGAATGGAAACCAGGTATCATCAAACCGCCCGACACATTTCAGTTCATGGGCGCGCAGGAGCATTATTCCGGATCGTCTGGCAACCGCTATTCTGAACGCAGCCGGGCGCACCTCAGCCTTCATCAGTGGTAAGGCACCGGAAATCAAACCCTCGCCCGGCGGCAACACGCCATCGGGTCCGTCTGCAGATACGTCCGTTCGCACAATCTCCCTGCTGCCGGCAGCCGGAGAGGCTGCTGCGCAGGGCTGGAGCATTAAGGATGGCGGAATTCAGTTGTCAGATGGTGTATTTAAGATCACCAAGCAGAGCAATAAAACCTGGTCCCTGACGCATCCGGTGGATGACGCAATTACCCTGCTGACACAGGGCGGCAGACTGACCTGTAAGTTCCGCCTGTCAGGCGCACTGACCAACAATCAGTTCGGGCTGGGGATTTATCTGTATACGGATGCTCCCGTTCCTGATGGTGTGGCGATGACGGGTACCGGTAATCCGTTCCTGATGTCGTACTTCACTCAGACCACTGACGGCAGAGTGAATCTGATGCATCACAGGAAAGCCGGAAACACGAAGCTGGGGGAGTTCGGCGATTACGGTAACGACTGGCAGACGCTGGAGCTGGTGTTCACCGCCGGCAGTGCCACGGTTACTCCGAAACTGAATGGAGTGGCTGGCCCGGCATTCCAGGTTATAAAAGACAGTCTGACACTGGGACTGAATGCGCTGACGCTGACGGATGTTACAAAAAATGCAGCGTATGGCGTTGAGATAGAAAGTCTGATGCTGGAGATAAATGCACCGGCAGCATAATAAAAAAAGCCAGCGACTGACCTGAAAAAGAAGACGCTGGCTAAAAGGCCTTATATGTTTGTAGAGACTTATTTTTCACAGACAGCAATGATGCCTGTCAATATATTATCAATATGCGGATTGTTTCAGTTACAGATGCCTTATTAAGGAAAAAACAGCCAGCACTGACTTTCGGTGGAGAGGTGCTGGCTCAAAAGGATAGATGTACTTCACATGTTGCTTCTATATGGCAGTACATTTTCTGACAGACAGTGACGGATGTTGTCAAGATATTGTGTCATTTATAACCTGAATCAGGGGAGGCCGGAATGTTATCTGGCATTTTTAGCAGAGCCTGAATGCCATAATCACGGCTCCCGGCGTTGGCCGTCAGTGGGTGACACTGGCGGCTTTTTTGTTTTTCTTTACTTTCATTTTCTGTCGGCGGTGACGGAGACATACATCAGATGGAAAAAATCACAACGGGTGTGTCATACACCACGTCAGCGGTGGGGACGGGATACTGGTTACTGCAGCTGCTGGACAAAGTCTCTCCGTCCCAGTGGGTGGCAATAGGTGTGCTGGGAAGTCTGCTGTTTGGCCTGCTGACGTATCTGACAAATCTTTATTTCAAGATTAAAGAAGATAAGCGTAAGGCTGCGAGAGGTGAATAATGTCGCCGTCATTACGCAAGGCTGTTGCAGCTGCTATTGGTGGTGGGGCTGTTGCCATAGCGTCTGTGCTCATCACTGGTCCAGGTGGTAACGATGGTCTGGAAGGTGTCAGCTACATACCATACAAAGATATCGTTGGCGTATGGACTGTATGTCACGGACACACCGGAAAAGACATCATGCTAGGTAAAACGTATACCGAAGCAGAATGCAAAGCCCTCCTGAATAAAGACCTTGCCACGGTCGCCAGACAAATTAACCCGTACATCAACGTCGATATACCGGAAACAACGCGCGGCGCTCTTTACTCGTTCGTTTACAACGTGGGCGCTGGCAATTTCAGAACATCGACGCTTCTTCGCAAAATAAACCAGGGCGATATCAAAAGCGCATGTGATCAGCTACGGCGCTGGACATACGCTGGCGGTAAGCAATGGAAAGGGCTGATGACTCGCCGCGAGATTGAGCGTGAAGTCTGTTTGTGGGGGCAACAATGAGCAGGGTAACCGTTATTATCTCCGCTCTGGTTATCTGCATTATCGCCTGCCTGTCATGGGCTGTTAATCATTACCGTGATAACGCCATCGCCTACAAAGAGCAGCGCGATAAAGCCACATCCATCATCGCTGATATGCAGAAGCGGCAACGTGATGTAGCAGAACTTGACGCCAGATACACAAAGGAGCTTGCTGATGCTAATGCGACTATCGAAAGTCTCCGTGCTGATGTTTCTGCTGGGCGTAAGCGCCTGCAAGTCTCCGCCACCTGTGCAAAGTCAACGACCGGAGCCAGCAGCATGGGCGATGGAGAAAGCCCAGGACTTACAGCAGATGCTGAACTCAATTATTACCGTCTCCGAGGTGGAATCGACAAGATAACCGCGCAGGTTAACTACCTGCAGGAATACATCAGGACGCAGTGCTTAAAATAATTTTAATTTCACTGAAATTTAACAAGTGACTTTCAGGAAAATGCCTCGCAGATGCGGGGCATTTTTGTACCGGTATTTCACCGCGCACCGCAGCGCACAATAAACACCGAACCTGACCCTTTGGAATGGGCCTTTGAGGATACCAGTTAGTGCTGGCGAGCCTCGGTGGGCTGGTTTCCTATGCGGCAAAGGTTCATTTCAAAGAAGCAGGCAACGCCATGAATGAATTAATTGCGAATCATGACTTCGACTTTCGCCAGTTAGTTACCGCAGCAGAAGGTCAACCGGTAACTGACACCTTCCAGATTGCCAGGGCATTTGGTAAACGCCATCAGCATGTGATTAGGGCTATTAAATGTTTGAGATGTTCTGAGGAATTCTCGACAACCCATTTTTGGGCCGTCGAGAAAATCAATGACTTAGGTATTTTTGACAAGAAACAGATTTACTACCGCATGGACTTTAGTGGCTTCGTTATGCTGGTTATGGGATTTAACGGGGCAAAAGCCGATGCTGTTAAAGAAGCCTATATCAATGCGTTTAACTGGATGTCAGCAGAACTCCGTAAGTACAGCGAAAGTTATGAAGCAGAACGTAACGCCGTAATGCTGGAGTACATGAAAGAGAAGGATGTCGCCAGCATGTCAGGCCGTCTGCTCAATCGCTGGGGGAGAACGAAAAAACCTCAATTGCTTGCAAAGCTGGAACGTCTGGAGAGACAGGGACAGTTTTTATTACCGGGATTCGATAAAGGTATTCAAGCCTGACACATTATGCGCTGTATCGTCGCCGTATTCCCGCATTAACCATGACCGTAGCCCGACGGGGAATTCCTTCTGCGTGAGTGTGCGGGAATAATCAAAAACGATGCACACCGGGTTTTACTGTGCTGACAGACGCAGGGTTACCCTCATAGTCGCTTTTCCGGTGCGATGGTGGAAGAAACCGGGATGTTCATCCATCATCACTTTGGATTGATGTATATGCTCTCTTTTCTGACGTTAGTCTCCGACGGCAGGCTTCAATGACCCAGGCTGAGAAATTCCCAGACCCTTTTTGCTCAAGAGCGATGTTAATTTGTTCAATCATTTGGTTAGGAAAGCGGATGTTGCGGGTTGTTGTTCTGCGGGTTCTGTTCTTCGTTGACATGAGGTTGCCCCGTATTCAGTGTCGCTGATTTGTATTGTCTGAAGTTGTTTTTACGTTAAGTTGACGCAGATCAATTAATACGATACCTGCGTCATAATTGATTATTTGACGTGGTTTGATGGCGTAGATGCACGTTGTGACATGTAGATGATAATTATTATCATTTTGCGGGTCCTTTCCGGCGATCCGACAGGTTACGGGGCGGCGACCTCGCGGGTTTTCGCTATTTATGAAAATT